ACTCTCTCTTTGTCGCTTCAACCTGTAAACTCTTAAGGTGTAAACCGTTTTCACTATGATATACTTTTGTTTACAGGTTAAAAAACTTAAAATTAAGGATTAGATATGAGCAAAAAAGAATTAGAATATCAAGATAGAATACATTTAGCTAGTAGTGACGAAGTGATAAATTTTTCTTTTAAAATTCAAGTGTATAAGAAAAAGACATTAAAAAAATTCATTAAAATAATAAAGAGATTTGATGAGTGGTCATATCCATTAGAAGCGCCAAGCGCATTCGTGGGCAAGTGTTATCAGGTAAATATCAGAGTTAAGCAAAGTGAGTTCATTAAACTAATAAGTGAGCTAAAAGCTGTAGTGGATTTTGAATAATGATAAATCTAACAATGATAGTTTTACACATACTAGCAATCGCGTTTGGGATGGTGTGGCTATTTGTCACTATTCCGTTACACATAGTAATAAGTAAGATGGGATAAGTTATGGTAGGTTCAAATTTTAAAATAGAGTTAAATGTAAAAAACTTAGACTTATTCAAAAACTTAGTTGAATTACTAGAAAAACATTTTGACGATTTACCAGTTGAACTTCAAGAGAGTTTAAAAAGCGCATCTGAAAATGGGGCTAATGATTTTAAAGCAGAAGATTTAGAGGATATGTACCCAGAGATAGATTTTAAAAAAGTAACCACCAGCATAGATAACGAAAATATATATTCGGTAAACAAAATATTAAAAAAAGTAGTCTACTTTCGTGATGGTAATTTTGATGAGCCTTTATCTGTAAATCCAGAAACTTTTTATCTAAAATATGATGGAAAAACCATTATAGAGTGGTAAATAATGGCAAATTCAAAAATAAAAATAATTAAAAACCTTATCAATAAGATTATGAATACTCCTAACTCTCTGTATGCTAGAACAAAAAGAGATGAAAATAGGGCAAAATTAATATTTAGAAGTTTATCATTTAGAGAAAAGAGAAAAGTAGTTAGGCATTTTAACGAGTTTTATAGGTAGAAATATGTATATAACCGGAAAACAAGCTCAACTCATACTAAACATAACAACCCGTCAAGGTTTGCACAAAATAGTAAAAGATAAAAACATCACGGTAAAGTCTCAAGGTGCCGGTAAAGCAAATCTATATCTTGAAAGCGATATTAAAGAAGTTGCTAAAAATACAAATACTCAAAGATTAAAAACAAATCCAAAACTTAAAAAAAAAGTAGAAGCTAAAAAAAAAGTAATTGCTAAAAAAAAAGAAGTTATCAAAAAAGACCAGGAGCAAAAACCAGACATATTAAAAAACGAGCCTAAGAATACAAATTTAGATGATGAAGAGTTCACACCGTTAAACAAGATCGGTCAGAGTGAATTTTTGAGAGTTGAAAAATTACTTATTAAAAATGGAACTTATGAAGAAGTCGATAGAAGTTTACTTTTATTTTATGCGATAAGTTATCAAAAGTATATTAATGCGGTTACTATGTCGGCTCAAAATGATGATACATTTGTTGATGATTTTGGAAATATAAAAATTCATCCGTATTTCCAAGTTGCCGATAAAACTTTTTCGCATATGCAAAAGTTAGCTGTAATGTTAGGAATTGGAGTGAAATCAAGAGTAGGTCTTGAAGTTAAAAAAGAGAAAAAAGATAGCATACTAGATAGAATAAACTCCAATAATAGATTTAAAAATAAATGAAAAATAAACAATTTAAAAGCACCTCTTATTATCTTGATGTTGCAGAAGAATATATTATTAAAAAATCAAAAGAACTTAAAAGAGATGGTAAATATTATTTAGATGAAGAATTAGCATTTAGTTATATATCTTTTGGCGCAGAATTTAAACATACAGCCGGAGGTTACGCAGGTGTTAACTTCCAGTTTCAAACGTGGCAAATAGAATCAATCATAGATATGTTTGGTACAAAACACGCAAAAGGCGAATTTCAAGGACTAAGAAGATATCAAAGAGGGCTATTCTTTATGCCTAAAAAGAATGGTAAATCAGAATTTGGAGCGCTACTTCACTTATTAGTTTTTTTTGTAGATAAAGAGTTAGCTAAAAAACAATACTGTATCGGCAAGTCATTAGATCAAGCAAAATTAGTCCACAATGCAGCAGTAACCATGATAAAGCAAGAATATGAACTAAATGAACTTACTCACATAACTAAAAAACCGCCTAGAATTACTAAAATGAATGGAGCTTTTGAGGATGAAATTGAAGCATTAGCGAGTGATGCAGATAATCAAGAGGGTAAAAACGTTTCCTTTTTCACTACAGACGAAGGTCACACGCATCCAAATAAAGAGATATACCAAATTATGACAGATGGAACTGCTGGACGTGATGAACCTCTTGAAATTCATATATCAACTGCCGGATACAATATGCAAGGTTATTTTTACAGGGATATTTATCTTTACGCTCAAAAAGTAAAAAAGGGAATTATTAAAGATGAAGCTTTTTACCAGGTAATGTTTGAGCTTGATGAAGAAGATATGAAAGATGAAAATGGAAATGATAAAGATGATTTTTGGAAAGATGAAAAACTCTGGAGAAAAGCAAATCCAAATATAGGGGCTAGTCCCACTTATTCTTATATGAGAAACAAAGTTATATTAGCTGAACAATCAGAAGAGAGCCTAATAGCCTTTAAAACTAAGCACTTGAATGTTTGGTGTGATAAAGTAGATATCTGGATTAAACACAGCGTATGGACTGCAAATCAAACACCAATAAATGAAGATGATTTTAAAGGTAGATTGTGTTACGGTGCGATTGATTTATCATCAGTAATAGATTTATCATGCTGGTGTCTGATTTTTCCTAAAGATGAGGGCGGTTATGACATTTTGCCTCGTTTTTTCATACCAAAAGACCAGATGAGAGAGAGAGTAAGACGCGATAAAGTTCCATATTTCGATTGGGTAAAAGATGATTTAATCATAGTTACAGAGGGAAATGTGATTGATTATGACTTTATAGAAGCTCAAATACATAAAGATTGTGAGTTCTTTGATGTGAGGATGGCGGCATTTGACAGGTGGAACAGTAGCAGTCTAGTAACAAATCTTACAAATGATGAGGTAGTGGATTTAATTCCATTCGGTCAAGGATTTGGGAGCATGTCTACTCCAACAAAGCAATTAGAAGTGCTATCTTTACAAAACAAGCTAAACCACGGAGACAACCCAGTTTTAAACTGGAATGTGTCCAATGTAGTGCTAAAAAGAGACCCAGCCGATAACATAAAGCCAGACAAAGCAACAAGTACAGAAAAGATAGATGGAGTTGTGGCTTTGATAATGGCACTAGGAATATGTATATTAGATATAGAAGAAAAAGAGGAAGTTAATGTATACGAAACGAGAGGTCTCAGAATGCTATAAAATCCCATTTATAGTATGTTCTAAGTTGTTTTCGATTACATATCTATCAAAAGCATTAGCTGCTTCAATTTTAGTATCATATCTTCCTATAAATTTTTGCTTATTTTTGATAGTGACAGTAGACTTCCATTTTTTTCTACTTTTATCATAAGAAACACCTCTGTATCCAGATGTATTATTTGCAAAAAGCAATCTAGTGTTTCTAGTTTGAACTTTTCTAGTAGCCCATCTGCAATTTTCTTTACAATACCCCTTATTATTATCTTCTCTATCTAGAGTTAATCCCTCTTTAAAAGTTGGATACATATCTTCAATAAAGTTTTCAACACTGTTCCATCTTTCACAAACTTTTATACCAATCGCACCATAATATTTATAAGCTTTATGCTTTTTATTTTCACATCTTCTTTTCATACTAATCCATATTCCGTATAGCCTATGATTAGAAAATCCGTGAATGTACCTATTTCCTCTGACTTTATTTAACAATATTGATTTGTTCATCTTTTTGCACTTTATCCCCTACTGCTTTAACTACAAAAGAGTTTATAGAGCGACCATCTTTTCTAGCTGCTTTTTCTAGCTCTTTTTTTTGTTCATCTGTAAATCTTATTGAGATTGATTTCATTTTTTTCCTTTTAAATTTTCTAATGCTTGTGATAAACCGCTACTTTTTACAGCTTCATTTGCTATTCTGTCGCCCTCTCTTTTTATTTTTGAACTCATATCTTCTATAAGTCTCATTACTTTTAAGCTTATTTCTTGATTTATTTTTTCAAGAATAGGGTCTTTGGTGCATCCTTGTTTATTTCTGAATTTTTCATCATAAAGCGATGTAAACTTTTGCTCTATCATAGCTAATACACTATCATAACTTTCTTGTTTGTATCCATTAGAAACAACAACTGGATTGCTTAAATAGTTATTCAAAAGCCCATTTATTGTATTTTTAATACTTTCATTAATAGAATTATCAATCATTGGCTTAACTTGAGCAACTACTTCTTTTTCAACTCTATTCACGATAGAATGTTTAATCTCATCTCTAAACCCATCCTCTAAACTATAATCCTCTTCGATAAAGTCTAGCTCTATTTCTATATTCATTTTCATCTTTAATTCCTCATTTCCTTTAAGATACACAATGATACCACTTTAAACATAAAACATAGCTTAACGGTTAAGATAGAGGATTAAGAATATTATAAAATATGATATACTTTTGCAGATTAAAAAAAAGGGATACAGAATGAAAATGTTTAGATATATATTGTTAAGTCTATTGTTATTTAGTGGATTGTTCGGAGCAGATACCACTTATGACCAAGTGCTAGAAAATGATTCATGGAAAGATAAGGCAAAAGTAAGATTAGTTGATAATGGAGACGGGACACATTCAATATCTACAAATGCGGTACTTAGAGACCCATCAGGTCGTGCTAATATTGTCGGAGTATTTGGCGAACAATGGGCAACTGATGTAAAAAATGACATATTAGCTCAATTTTCATACGGTAAAAGTGATTATGAGCTAAAACCAGATGAAGTTAGCGGCACTGGCACAGTCACTATTCAAAGCAGTAATCTTTTAACGGTTTCAACAGGTACAGATTCAAACGCTAGTGCAAAAATAGAAAGTTTTAATTCTGTTCGATATAGACCGGGACACACAACCCTAGTACACTTCACTGCTTTATTTACTGACCCCACAGCCGATGATAGTCATCAATGGATAGGCATAGCAGATGGTACTAATGGTTTCGCTATAGGTTTTGTAGATGGTAACTTAACGGCAACAAGAATGAGAGCCGGAGTTCATTATCATACAGATGTAAGTGAATTCAATGGCAATATAGATATGTCTACTATAGATTTTACAAAACTTAATGTATTTAGAATCATGTACGGTTATCTGGGAAGTGCTTTTATAACTTTTGAGATGCTAGAGCCTGAAACTAATCAATTTAGCACTATTCACACAATCAAATATCATAATAGATATGAAGAGACTCATATAGAACTTCCTTATTTGCCTATTGCTATGAGCGTAGAAAACACAGGTAATACAACAGATGTTCAAATTCGCTCTGGAAGTTGGCAAGGTGGAGTTATGGGTATGTGCGATACTTGTGCAAATAGAGGTTTTACATATCCTCATGCTCCGGGAACTATTCCTATAAAGACAGGAGTTGGTACAACACCTGTAGTATTGGCTGGTTTTAAGAGTGTAGAAACGTTCAACGGGTTTGCAAATAAAATAAGAGCAGAATTAGTAAAATTTACTTTCTTACCTTTTGATGCAACCGCTGATACAGTAGTGACATTACAGCTTGTCAGAGGTGCAACAATTACTGGAGGGTCTTATGTTAATATAGATGGCAACAACAGCACTATCCAAGTAAACGCAACACCTACAGGATTTAGTGGAGGCAGAGCAGGATTAACTCTAACAACTATAGCTATTACAGGACACGGTAACTCGCCTCCACAAAGTACACCAGCTAATTTAGATGCAGAAGCATTGCAGCTATTCTTAGACCCAGGAGGCGAATATGCGATTGTCGCGTTTACTCAGGATGGAAACGTAAGTGTTACATGGAATGTGAACTGGATTGAATTGTTTTAAATAAACTAAAAATTATCATATTTTAAAAGTTTATGATACAATAGCGGAATAAGTCGAGTAAAATCGCAACATGCAAAGAATCTGAAATTATGATTTAAAGGTATAACTTGAATACAACAAAAAAAATACTTATATTTTATTTTATTGTTCTGGTATGCCTTTGTATCTCATCTTTTGGCGTATATCTAACGGATGAAAAAATAGGACTTCTCTACGCAAGTTTTATAATCACAATAACTCCAATCTTAACAATCTTAACAATCATTATATCAACGCTAAAAAGTAGTAAATCGTGAGTTTTTTTGACAGAGTCTGGCAAAGCGATGAAAGTTCGGATGATTTTTTAAGAATTTTTAATAATGTTGTGGAAACTTCAAGCGGTGTAAAAATTACAGCAGATTCAGCATTGAGAAATTCAGTTGTTTTTGCTTGTAATCGCGTGTTAAGTGAATCAATTTCTAGTTTACCATTAGTGCTTTATAAAGAAGATGAAAAAGGCAACAGAGCCAAAGCAAAAGACCATCCTCTATATAAATTACTAAACAGTAACCCCAACAAAGAAAACACTACTATGCAGTGGCGAGAAACGATGATAACTAATCTTAATTTAAGAGGCAATCATTTTACTCAAATAATCCGAAATGGTGGAGGCGATATTTTATCGTTATGGGGACTAGATACTGCTAGAATGAGTGCAAAAAGACTTAAAAGCACTGGCGAAATAGTCTTTATTTATAATTATGGATTAGATAATCAAGTAGGAACAAAAGAAGCGGTTTTTACATTCGATGAAATTTTAAATGTAGCTGGATTATCGCTTGATGGTATAAATGGAATAAGTCCAATCGCATACAATAGAGAATCAATCGGAGTAGGTGTCGCACTAGATAAATTCGCAGGTTCGTTCTTTAAAAATAGTGCGAGTCCATCAGGTATATTTTCTATTGAAGGCGAATTATCAGACGAAGCTTTTAAAAGAATGAAAGAAGATTTTGATTCAAGCTGGACTGGGATGAAAAATAGTAATAAACCTATGGTTTTAGAGGGCGGTGCAAAATTTAACCCTATAACTATGACAAATGTAGATTCACAATTCTTAGAAGCTAGAAAGTTTCAAAAACAAGACATTTCAGCTATTTTCAGAGTTCCTTTACATATGATAAATGACCTTGAAAAAGCAAACTACAATAGCATAGAGCAGTTATCACTAGGTTTTGTTATCTATTCACTCACACCATCTTTAGTAAGAATTGAACAATGTATGCAACGTGATTTATTGACTGAAGAAGAGCGAAAAGATGGATACTACATCAAACATAACCTATCAGCGTTATTAAGAGGCGACATCAAAGCTAGAGCCGAAATGTATGATAAGTTTACGAAAAATGGAATATTCACTATTAACGATGTTTTAAAACTTGAAGATATGAACGAAGTTCCAGAGGGCAACAAAAGATATATTCAAATGTCATATACAACGGTTGATAATATCAACAATGGGGAAAATTTGAAACAAGAGGTAAAAACAAATGCTTAACATTTTGACAGAGTATCCGTGGGCTATTACTGAGACAGAGCTACAATCAATTATCAAATTAGTTGATAAATTTGATGTAGTAGCAGCTAGAAAAACAGGATACGAATCATCTTCATCTGAAAGAGTGCAGATAATTGGAAGTATAGCCGTTATAAATATTAAGGGTTCAATTTTTAGATATTCAAACATATTTACAGACTTTTATAATCTTACAACGATAGATAATTTGATGCAAGATATCGAATATGTAAATGATTTAAAAAATATAGAGGGTGTTTTGATTAATGCAGATTCTGGTGGTGGTCAAGCTAATGGAATAAGTGAGGCTGCTGGAATCTTTAAAATGATAAGCAAACCTACAAAGACTTACATAAGTGGAAGTTGCGCGAGTGCTTGTTATTGGTTGGGAAGCACATCAGATGAAATAATTATTAATAAAACCGGAATAGCTGGAAGTATTGGTGCAATGCTCGAAGTTATAGACGATACTGAACTTTTGGAAAAATGGGGAATTAAAAAAACCGTTTACAAATCAGAAGTGTCGCCAAACAAAAATAGTGATTCAGAGTTGCAAACATTAGTTAATAGACTTGGCGAAGAGTTTGTGACAGATGTAGCAAAAAATAGAAACGTGACTTTTGAACACGTTTTAGAAAATTATGGAAAAGGAGGCTTATTTGTTGGTAAAGATGCAGTTAATGCTGGGTTAGCGGATAAGGTGGGAACTTTTGAAGAGGTGTTAGCTTCTTTTGGAACAAGTAACCAAGAGTTTAACAGTGCAAAATATGATGCACAAAAAAGACAAATTAATCTATTATAGGAGATTTAAAAAATGTTGAAAAAATTAATAGCAGCAAGAGCAGTAGCAATTGCTAGTATGGGAACGCTAAACGATACAGTTTTAGCAGGAGAGAGAGAGTTTACAGCGGATGAGCAAACGCAATACGATGAGCTAAACGCTAAACAAGTTAGCCTTAAAGGTCAAATTGAAAGAGCGGAAGCACAAGCAACTTTAAACGCTGAAATGGCTGCTCCAACATCTACACCATTTCATGCACCAGCTGCAACAAATACAGTTGAAGTTGAAGTAATGGATGATAAAGAGTTTAAAAATTTAGGCGAATTTCTAAACGCGATTAAAAGTGGTGGAACAGATGAACGATTAAATTTTGTTTCCGCACAATCAATGGGCAGTGGTTCAGAGGGCGGATTTTTAGTTCCTCAAAAGTTTGGCGAAATGATTACAGCATTTACACCAGAAATGTCATTTGTTAGAGCTGGTGCAACGGTTATTCCAGCAGGAGACAACCCGGATGCAAAAATTTCATTTCCAGCTTTAGACCAAAGTGGCGATAAAGGTGTTTATTCTGGTGTAGTTACCACATGGCTTGAAGAGGGTGCTGAAATTGATGAAACATCATTCTCATTAAGAGAAATAGAAATGGCACCAAAAGCAGTAGCAGGTTTCATCGCATTTTCTAATAAATTACTTAGAAATACAGCAGCAGCTTCAACGCTTGGAACAATGCTACTAAGACAAGCAATTGCAAAATCAGAAGAAGATGCATTTATTGGTGGGGATGGTGTTGGAAAGCCTTTAGGTTTCTTAGGTCATGCATCTGCAAAAGCTATCAATAGAAATACTGCTGATACTGTTAAGTATGTTGATTTAACTCTTATGGTGCAAAATCACAAAGGCGACATGAAAGAATGGGTAATTTCTCAAACTCTATATTCTGTTATTGCAAATATAGTTGATGCTAATAACGGTTTAATCTTTACAAATGGGGTTGATGGAATATCGCCAACAATGTTAGGTTTCCCAGTAAGATGGTCTGAAAGAACACCAACTATAGGTGTTAAGGGCGACATTATGTTACTTGACTTATCTTATTACTATATAAAAGATGGTTCAGGGATTGTTATTTCCGCAAGTGAACACGTTAAATTTACACAAGATAAAACTTTGTTTAAAGTGATTTCAAATGTAGACGGTCAATCGTCAATGAACACAACACTAGAGTTAGAAAACGGTTCAACTGTTTCCCCGTTTGTAATTCTTGATGTACCATCAGCGTAAGGAGCTAAATAATGGCAACTATAGTAGCAACACAAACAAAAGGTTCGGGAGTAGTAGCAATTACTGAAACTACTCTCGGTGCAAGTGATACTTTTGAATTAAAAAAAAATGCAAATCAGAGACTTATTCTAAGAAATGACACAGTAGGCGCATTAACTCCACTGATTGATGGAGATGGTTCAACCAGTGTAGGTGTAGAGGGAATAGGCTCTATTGATGTATCTGGTGGTTTTTCTGTAGGCGAAATGGCAGCGGATGAAGTTGTATCAATAAATACTGACTCTATTAGAGAGTATTTAAAAGGTACGATTGAAATTACTGGTGGCACTGGAATAGTAGCCATCTTAATGGAGGGATAAAAACATGGATTTATTAAATGAAACATTAGAAGTAGTAGCAGGTGTAATACCACAAGATGTAGGTACAGCTGATGTAACCGGCGACTATTTAGCAATGAGTGGCGCAGACCAGATTCTAGCTACATTTACAACAGAAGCACTTACAACTGGTAAAATCGGAACAGTAGAGCTTTTACAAGCTACTGATTCAAGCGGTACAGGTGCAAAAGCACTAGCAACAGCAGTAAGTGGAACATCAGTAGACAGTGGGGCGGTTACGGTTTCAGTAGGTGTTAAAAGTGATGATTTTGATACAAATAATGATTTTAATCATTATGCTGTAAAAGTCACTATTGATGAAGCTGGAAAACTTGGTGCTGCTACGGTAGCTCGTGGTCATTTAAGATATAGCAATACATAAGCTGTATCTTTTATAGGAGAAAAAACTATGAATGTAGTAATTTTAAACTCATATTTTGATAAAGGTCTTGATAGACAGATTGAAGTTAATGAGGTTCTTGATTTAGATGAAGATAGAATTAAAGTTTTAAAATCTATTGGAGTTAGTGTCAAAGGGTATGATGAAGAACTTGAATCAGAAGATGATGAAATATTGGATGATGAAGAACTTGAATCAGATTTAATCGAATCGTACAGAAACGATAAAACTATCGTAGATGGACTTTTTGCACCAGATTTAAAAATTCTTTGTGAAGAGTTCGGCGTAAGTTACTCAAATGTAGCCGATGCAAAAGAATCTTTAAAAATTCTAACGATAAGCTAAAAGAAAAAAAATGAATTTAGCTCAAACAGTAGCACCAATAGACGAACCTTTAAGTTTAGCCGATGCAAAAACTTTTATGCACATATTAGAAACTGATGAAGATGCTTTAATCACATCAATGACAGTAAGTGCTAGAGAATATGCAGAAAACTATACTAATAGACAGTTTGAAATTGCTACTTATGAACTAATTACAGATTGTATGTATTCAGGTTTAACGATTCCTAAAAGTCCGGTTACTGAAATCTCAAAAATTGAGTATATGGATAGTGACGGAGTTTATCAAACTTTGAGTACAGATGATTATTACCCTTATGTAGAATATGGTGCAACAAATATTGAATTTAGCAGTATCCCATCTTATAAAGATGATAAAAGGGCTGTTAAAATTACTTTTAAAGCTGGTTACGCGACAGTTCCATCATCTATAGTTTCTTATTTAAAAGTTCTTGTATCCACTATGTATGAAAATAGAGAGCAGTATATCGTTGGTGTGTCAGTCGAGACGATGGCAAATCCAGCTATTCACAAAATGCTTGACATGTATAAAGTGCAGACGATATGAGAGCTGGACCATTAAGAAACAAAGCTGAGATTCAACGTCTGGGAACAGACCAAAATGATTTTGGCGAAGTGGAAGAGGGCGAATTTGTAAAGTTTAAAGATGTCTGGTGTTCTATTACTCCAATCAAAGGAAATGAATCTTTTTTATCAAATGTAGATTACGCAAAAACTACACATAAGATTAGGATTAGATACATTGATGGTGTTAATGCTTCACAAAGATTGATTTGGAGCAATAGAATCTTTAACTTTTTAGGAGTTATAAACATTTCTGAAAGAGATAAAGTGATAGAAATTCTAGCTGAAGAAGCACTCTTAGAAAATTTTGTCCCAAATGTAGAGTGTGTTTTTTCGATTGGTAATTCATCTGAAGATGAGGGTGCTACTGAAATGATTTTCACAGTAACATCAACAGGAGATAATACTTATTCATCTACTGTTCAGTATCAAACTTATGATAACACTGCTTTTGCAGGTGTTGAATATACTGAAACAAGTGGAGAGTTGGAATTTTTACCGGGCGAAACCTCAAAGCAAATAACAGTTCCATTATTAGAAAGTGTAATATTAGAAGATAAGATATTTAATTTAATTCTTTCAAATTCCAAAAATGCGACAATTTCCAATGCAGTTGCAATCGGAACGATTACAAATGTTGCAAATGAGGTAATTTCATATAACACATGGAATGCATTAACTAATGTTGATAATACAAGGTCATTTGAAAACATTGGAGATAGTGGAGAAACTGATAACGCTGAAATGTTTACGGGTAGAGGTGGTGCAATAAGCGGTTCTATGTCGATTACAGTACCAATTAACGAAACTATCCAAACTGAATACACGTTTATAGATGGTGTTGCTACATTTACAGAGGGTACTCAAGTATTGACTGATTATGTTATTGACACTATCGGAACACATCAAGATTTAATCTTATATGATGGAATTTTCACACAAGAAGAAAAAGACTTTTTAGCAGACGACCCTGAACACTTTTTATACCTGAAAAACGGTGTTTTAACTTCTGATATATTAAATCAATCCGAAATAGATAATATTGTCGAAAGATTTGTTTTTACTGATACAGATGGTTATATCCGTGGAATGGTTGAGTATAGTGAGACTCAAATAATAAAATCTTTATCATTATCAGACTTTAATAGCTCTAATTGTACAGGAGAACAAAATGGCGACATCGTTACATTCACAATAGACACTACAGCAAATGCTTACTGTTATTTCAGTTTATCCACGAGTGAATTAGACGAAGAGTTAGTAGATGGTACTAAATACCTAGTTGAGTTGAACTCAAGCTTTAGTAATTCTGGTTACATCAGGTGGTATAATCAGATAGATGACATTGAAACAACGGGAAGCCATATATTTCTTCAAACCATCACTCAAGATGGAGCGTCTTTTGTAAGATTTGATTTTATTTCAGATACAGCAGGAGATACAGTAGATATTGATGTTTCGGCTCTTTCTATTAAAAAACTCACAGGAACATACCCAATAGCAAACTACACAGGCTCATTCAACGCTACTGGATTAAGTAAAGCATCACAAGCTGCTAGATTAGTTTTAGATGATTTAGGTAGGGTTACTGGATTAAGCTCTTATAGTGAGTGGTACGGAACAGAAACAGCAGTAATCCCAAGTCAAACAAGAACTGTTGATATATCAATGGTTGTAAACCCTTCAGTTTTAGCCGGAGATATTTTAAGTGGTGCCGTTACTTTAGATACATCGGGAATGACAATAGGGATAGATAATAATGTTTCTTTATTGGCTCAGGTTGTAAACGGAAGTATTACTATTGGGAATAACTTTAGCGGTACAATAAAATCTTTTACTGAGGAATTAGCATGATAGATGAAATAAGACAAAGATTAATCAACGGTTATGAATATGCGCTTGTCCCAAAAAGTGCAACTAGTACACCTTTGAGAATGTCAGTATTCGCAAAAGATGAAGCACAAACAGAATTTTATAATCTTGATATATTGTTTATTATATTAGGCAAATTATTAGTACCTGTTTATGTTATTGGTGGTAATCATATTCTAATAAGATTCGGATTTAAAAAGAACAATGAGGAGTCAGAATTCAAAAAACATATCGAGGGTTTAGGACTTGTTAACATAAGAGCCAATACAGGAACTTATGATAAAGAAGTTAATGAAATTGACTGGGATAATTTAGCACCTAATGGTTACGGTATGTTTAGTATTTTAGAAATGCAAGAAATACCAAAGGCTAAGGAAGATAACAATGGCTAAAGGTATCAGTGGTGGAGTTGATTCAAAAAAGGTTTTAAAAGCACTTAAGAAACTACCATTAAATATTCAAAAAAAAGTGATGATAGGTTCTACAAGAGCAGGGGCTAAAGTCGTATCGGATGAAGCTAAGAGATTAGCACCTCGTAAAAGAGGTGTCCTTAAAAAAAGCATTGGAGTAACTAAGCGAAAATCAAAAAGGGGCATAACTACGTTTTCCGTAAGCCCTAGAAAGGGTGGAAAAAATAACGGTTTCTATGGAAGATTTATTGAGTTGGGTACTTCAAAAATGATTGCGAGACCATTTTTAAGACCGGCACTAGAAAAAAGTGTTGATGAGGTTTTAGTAGCTTCAAAAAAATACATTCAAGAAAGACTTCCAAGAGAAGTTGCAAAGGCTAGAAAATGAGTATTGAATCTGATTTAGTAACTCATTTAAATGACGATAGTGGTGTTAGTGCTTTAGTCGGCACTAGAATATATCCACTTATGGCACCTCAAAGTGTCGTTAGTCCTTACATTGTTTACCAAGTCATAAATGATAACAGTAAGCAGTGTATAGGTGGTAGCGTGTATCAAAACGATACTAGGTTTCAAATTGACTGCTGGAGTACAAAATATTCCGAAGTCAAGGCGATAAAAGAAGCTGTTTTAAGTGCGTTAATAGGTTTTAAATCATCTTATAGCATAAGCAATATGGATGATTATGAGCCGGAAACAAAACTTTATAGACAGCTAATTGATTTTAAATTAAAAGGATAGATTATGCCATTAAGCGTAACAGACGTACAAGGTACAAAAGTATATTTAGCAGCAGAGGGTGCAGATGTATCAAGTGCAGCAAATATAGTAATAGCAATAGCAGCAGGTGTTCAGATAGGTTGTTTACAAGCATTAGGAGACATTACTGAATCGAGAGCAGTACAAGAATACACTTGTATGAGTTCA